AGGCCGAGTAACGGTGACAACAAGCTAATGGCACTTACATTCACTACACTCAAGACGGCTATTCAGGATTACTTAGAGACCACTGAGGCGACTCTGGTGTCGAATCTGCCGCTAATTATTCGGCAAGCCGAAGAGCGCATACTCAAGTCCGTTCAGTTGCCTAACTTCAGGAAGTCCGTTGAGGCGTAACCACGTCGGGCAATCAATATCTGGAGACCCCTTCAGACTTTTTATCTCCATACTCTTTGGCTATCACGCCCACGTCTGGTTACGACTATCTGATAATCAAAGACGTAAACTTCATCCGTCAGGCGTATCCGGTGGCAAGCACTACAGGAACGCCAAAGTATTACGCACTGTTTGATGATACGACGTTCATACTAGGCCCAACACCCAATGACAACATTACGGTAGAGCTTCATTATTTCTATGCGCCTCAATCAATTACAGAGGCGTCAGACGGCACTAGTTGGTTAGGGTCTAACGCTGAAGAGGCGCTGCTGTATGGCAGCTTGATTGAAGCGGGAACGTTCATGAAAATAGAGCAGGATATGATGCAGCTTTATGCTACAAGATATGAGACAGCATTAGCTGATCTCAAGTCTTTAGGTGAGGGCTACAGCACAACGGATAATTACAGAGCCGGAATGGTTCGTTCAGAGAGGATGTAGTTAATTGTTAATGACACCGTCAGAAATGGGCGTAGGCAACGTCCTTGTATCTACGACAGATCACAAAGGGCATGATCCAGACTTTTGGGCTGAGTCAGCAGCGGATAGGATTGTGAGTGTAGGTGGAAACTGTCACCCTGTAATTGCAGAACAAGCAAACGAATTCAAGAGGGCCGTTAGAGCAACGGTCTTGTTTTACATCAAAGAAGCGATTCGTAGTGACAGAGTCACTCTTGCCGCTGAATTTGAAAACCAAGGCCATTCTGATATGGCGAACATCATAAGGAGTCTATAATGGCTATTACGACAGCAATGTGTACGTCTTTCAAGAAAGAGCTTTTGGAAGCAAAACACAATTTTCTAAACTCGGGCGGAAGCACGTTCAACTTGGCGTTGTACACAAGCAGTGCAACGCTAGGCGCAGCCACCACCGCATACACGACTTCTAACGAAGTATCAGGCACTGGCTATACGGCTAAAGGTAGTGCTCTTACTCGCGTAGATCCATCTTCATCCGGCACGACTGCGTTGACTGACTTTGCAGATCTTACGTTTAGTTCAAGCAGCATCACCGCAAGGGGCGCTCTTATCTTTAATGACAGCGCGTCAGGTGACCCTGCTGTTTGTGCGCTGGACTTTGGCGCTGATAAGACATCTAGCTCAGGCGATTTCACTATCCAGTTCCCTACAGCGGATGCGTCTAACGCTATTATCCGTATCGCATAGCGGGTAGTACATGGCTAACATCAACGGCTGGGGCCGTGGTGATTGGGGCGAAGGCGGGTGGGGATCTCCCCTGCCTGTCGAAGTCACAGGCACCGCAGGAACGGGTGCAGTTGGCTCCGTCACAGTCGTTGAGGGGGCAGGCGTTGCTGTATCTGTTACAGGCGTATCAGCAACAGGGTCTGCTGGTAGTGTAACCACTACTCAAGGATTAACTGCGTCTCCAACAGGGGTCGCAGGAACAGGGGCGGTTGGCTCACTTAGTGTTGTCGAAGGCTCTGGTGTTGATGTTTCTGTTACAGGTGTAGCGGGAACGGGATCTGCCGGAACACTTACTGTATCGTCAGATGCGAATGTTAGTGTTACTGGCATTGCTGGTACTGGGTCGGCTGGCTCGGTTACAGCCAGCGCAGATGCGAATGTTTCAGTTACTGGGGTCTCAGGTACTTCGGCTGTTGGAACAGTCACAATTAGTTCCGATGCGAATGTTTCTGTTACAGGAGTGGCGGGAACTAGTGCCGTTGGCTCGCTCAGTGTTGTTGAAGGCTCTGGTGTTGATGTTTCTATTACAGGGGTATCAGGCACCAGTGCTGTCGGCACTGTAGATGCTGACCCGGATGCTAATGTTACTGGAGTTTCCGGCACAGGTTCCGTCGGCTCTGTCACTGTCGTTGAAGGTTCCGGCGTTACCGCCTCCGTTACGGGTGTAGCGGGGACAGGTTCTGTCGGCACTGTAGACGCTGACCCAGATGCAGTAGCTACTGGTGTTTCCGCAACAGGGGCTATTGGTTCGGTTGCTGTCGTTGAAGGTTCCGGCGTTACCGCCTCTGTTACAGGCGTCTCGGGCACAAGCGATGTCGGCGCAGTGTCAGTTAGTGTATCCGGCAACATTGTAGTTACTTCAACGGGTGTTTCTGGTACAGGTGAGGTATCCGCACCTACAGCGACTGGCGGAGCTACAGCGTCTGTTACAGGCGTTTCTGGTACAGGTGGGGTTGGAACGGTTGACGCCGATCCAGATGCTAACGCTACAGGCGTTGAGGCCACTGGCGATGTTGGTTCACCAGCCGTTTCGACTACCGCTAATGTTTCAGTCACAGGCGTTTCTGGTACGGGTGCCACATCTGCACCCACGGCGACTGGCGGAGCTACAGCGTCTGTTACGGGTGTTTCTGGTACGAGTGACACCGGCTCCGTTACCATTGCCGAAGGAACTGGGGTTACCTTTTCTGTCACCGGAGTCTCCAGTACGGGCGATATTGGTTCGCTAACCGTTACTACTGACGCCAATGTTTCAGTCACAGGCGTTAACGGCACTGGCGATGCTGGTACTGCTTCTGTACTAGCAGTTATAAATGAAACTGTATCGGTCACGGGCGTTTCCGGTACAGGTACCACATCTGCGCCTACAGCCATTGGTGGGGCTACAGCGTCTGTTACAGGTGTTTCTGGTACAGGTGCTGTCGGTACTGTCGATGCTGATCCAGACGCTAATGTCACAGGCGTTGAAGGTACAGGTAATGTTGGTTCACCAACCGTCACTACTGATGCCAATGTTTCAGTCACAGGCGTAGCGGGAACCAGTGCTGTTGGTACTGTCGATGCTGACCCAGACGCTAACGTCACAGGGGTCTCTGGTACGGGAGATATTGGTTCTGTCACTGTTGCCGAAGGCTCTGGGGTTAATGCCTCTGTTACAGGTATTTCTGGAACGAGTGGTGTCGGTACCGTTACTGTATTGGCAATTAGAAACGAAACCGTATCTGCAACTGGCGTTGAGGGCACGGGGGCTGTAGGTTCAGTAACCGTTACTGAAGGATCTGGCGTTGATGTCTCGCTCACAGGTGTTGAGGGTACGGCGTCCGTTGGGTCGGTTACCGTAGTTCCTGAGACTAGCGTTTCTGTTACAGGGGTGGGCGCGACAGGATCTGTCGGAACAGCTACTGCGTCTACAGGCTCAACTGTTAGTGTTACTGGTGTTTCTAGCACTGGTGAAGTTGGAACACCCGCTGTATTGCTGGGGATAGTCGCTTCTGCAACGGGCGTTGAAGGTACTGGTTCTGTTGGCTCGGTTACTGTTGCAGAGGGAGTAGGCGTTTCTCTGACAGGTGTAGCCGGTACAGGCTCCGTTGGTTCCGTATCAGTGGCAGGCGGCGCAGGTGTTAGTCCGATAGGCGTTAGCGCAACAGGTGCAGTGACCGCAATAAATATATGGGGGCTTGTCGATACAAGCCAGACGGCTTCTTGGAGTGCGGTATCTTCTGCACAGACAGCAAATTGGACAGAGGTAGCATAGATGGCAACTTACGTTAATGATCTTCGCTTGAAAGAAATCACCACGGGTGACGAAAGCGGAACATGGGGCACCAGTACAAATACTAACTTAGAGTTGATAGGCGAAGCTTTAGGTTATGGAACTGAAGCGATCACAACTAATGCGGATACGCATACGTCCACGATAGCTGATGGCGCGACTGACCCTGCCCGTGCAATGTACATCAAGTATACAGGCACCTTAGATTCGGCTTGCACAATTACGATTGGCCCGAACACAATGAGTCGCGTTCATATAATAGAAAACGCGACCAGTGGATCTCAGAACATTATTATTAAGCAAGGCTCTGGCGCTACTGTAACCATCGGCAACGGCAACGTAAAAATTGTGTACTTGGATGGTGCTGGCAGTGGAGCGGCGGTCACAGATGCGTTGATAGATCTGGAGCTAGCTGATGTTGCAAGTGCTACGATAGCGTCCGTGGACATTAACGGAGGATCTATAGACGGTACGACAATCGGTGCTAGCTCGGCTGCTGCTGGAACATTTACTGACATAGTTTCCAACGGCAAAACGGTAGGGACGCAGTCAACTGTTAGCTCGAATCCGACATCTGCTTCTGGGTTCCCAGACGGGCATGTGTTTTACGTCATTAGCTAGGA